ACGGAGCGCGGCATCAACTTCCATTTCAAGCAGAAGGGCGAAGTCCTTGCGCGCGAGATGGGGTGTCTGGACAGGGCGGGCAAGAAAGCGGAGGAGTGGCCAGAGGAATTCCGCGTGCAGGAATTCCCGGCGCTTGCGTGAATCATGCAAATCGAGGGAGGTCGCCCATGAACTCGCTCGTCGAGATCCTGCGTCACAACGGCCACGTCGGGAAGGACAAGGCGCTCGCGCGCCGCGCGGCCGCGTCGCTCCTCGGCCGGCCGCTTCGCCGCATCCAGGAGATGGCGGAGGACAGCCGCCTCGCCGGAGATCCTCAGTCGGTCGTCGGCTACAGTTCGCGCTGCGGGCTCGAGGGGCTCTATCTCTGCGTCGACGCCGACGAGATCATCGCGATCCGCGAGAAGGTCGGCCGCGAATGTCGCCGGCGTCTCGCGCAGCTCTCCGGTCTCAACCGCGCCCTCACCGCGATCGGCCAAGCCGAGCTTCCGCTTGACGTGCCCCGCACGAGTGGTACGATGATGACGTGACCAGCAGAGGCAACCGAACCCCACGGGCTGCGGCCCCGCGTTCTTCATCCAAAGCACGCCGGGTTGCGCCGCGCTGGTCACTCTTCGCGATGCCTCCTTCAGGGGCCGCGGCTCGAGGGGTTCAAGCGAAGGAGAGAGTATGGGATTCGAAATCCCGATCGACGTAGGATACGGCGGTCATCGGAAAGTTGCCGACCTGAAGGCGCGCCTGAAAGATCCACAAGCCGATGTCTGGCCGATCCGGTTGTGGCTTTGGGCCGCTACAAACGCGCGCGATGGCGTGATTAAGGTCACTCGGAGGACGCTCGAAGTCGCTCTGGACTGGCGCGGAAAGCGTGGAAAACTCGTTCAAAGCATGATCGGAGCCGGATGGCTGGCAATACAGTCGACGAGCAGCAATTTGATCATCCACGACTGGATGGAGGGTATCGGGCGCGCGATCTTCCTCTATGAATGCAAGAAGCGGAAGCAGCGCGAGAAGTACGCATCATCGGAAGACTTCCATCAGTCTTCCGGAAGAATTCCACCTATCCGGGAGGGAGGGGAAACCCGGGAAACCCGGGAAACCCGGGATATGAAATCCGGGAGGGAAGAACGCCCCCCCGCTGATCGATCAGGATCAGTGGCTGCTCTTCTTGGAGCCCGATGGAACAGCGCGAAGTCCGGAGCCGTCCTGAGTCAAGCGAAAGCGACGCGGCTGGTTCAGGAAGCGCTTGACCGCGGCGCCGACGCGCAGAAGATCGAGATCGCGTTCAACGACGAGAAGACATGCAAGGGCCGGAAAATATGGGAAGTGCTGGACTCACTCTGCGGAGGATCGAATGGCAAGTCCAAGTCCTCGGCCGCTGTCGGCCATTATGCCCTCGGTGATGGAGAGCTTGAAAGACAAGTGCGCGAGCGGATCGCCCGAAGAGACGGAACAGAAGAAGGCGCAGCGCCTCGCGTGGACGCGCGATAGTCTGCACGCGGACCTCGATGCGATCAAGAGGACGTTCGAACTCGACGTACGGATTCCGGCACGGTTCGTCGAGCGCGCGAAGTTCGAGAATCTCGGCTGGATCAAGAACAAGAAGGCCGTTTCGCATTGCGAGGCGTTCACGAAAGATCCGGCGAAGACGGCTCCGCCGATGCTCATGGGACAGACGGGCAGCGGCAAGACTCACCTGATATGGGCGACCGTCGGAGCACTGGTTGAAGCAGTGCGCACGGAGGTTGCAGAGTTCGCGCTCCAAGGTATGCGGACGATCTGCGAGAAGATGGCCGATGGTGGAGACTTCGTCGCCGTGAAAGACGCCTTGAAGTGGCCGACGCACGTCCATCTCGTCGTCGCGACAGGCGCCGATCTCGCCCACGCAATGCGCCAGAGTGTCGCGCGCAACGGTATCGAGTCCGTCGTCGCCCGGCACGCGCAGAAGGATAAACTCGATCGCGGGACGAACGTGCTCGTCATCGACGACATCGAAGTGATGAAGATGGGCGACTGGCTGAACGAGGAGCTCTACAGGATCTTTGATTTCAGGTACGCCGAGCTCCATCCGACGATGGTCGTCACGAACCTCGCGCCGACCGAACTGAAAGCGCATCTCGGCGACCGGATCACGAGGAGGATCATGGACATGACCGAACCATTCGAGTTGAAGCGATGAATGATCGACGCCGTCGCCGCAAGGCCCGTCCGCAGCCGCTCCCCGGCTGTCTGGACTGCACGAACGGATGGGTGATCACGACGGACGATCGGGGGAGGACTGGTGCGTCGCCGTGCGCGAACTGCAGGCCGGTGGCATCGACAGCAACGTCCACGTCGATCGTGGTGGTGGACAAACCCGATCTGAAATCAAGAGCGGCTGGCGAACGTTAGTAGCTGGCCGATTTGTCAACCCGTTTCCGATTTTACAACCGAGGAGGGAACGATGCCGTCGAAGCAGGGGAGACTCGCGGGGATGCAGTCGAAGGAGATGATCGCCATCGAAGAGAAGGCGGTCGAGGTGAAGACCGCTGAGCGCGAGCGCATGGAGGCCAGCGAGCGTGAGGTCCAGGCGCGGGCGGAACTGCTCGTGCTGATGCGCGACGCGAAGGTCACGAAGGTCGACCTCGGCGAGAACCCGGACCTCGGCGAAGGCGAGTATGAAGCCGTGGTGAAGCGCCAGGAGGCGAAAGTCTACGTCCGTCCGAAGAAGCGGAAGAAGGAAGAGGCGGAGAAGGACGCGAAGGCGGCTGACAAGGAGGTCGATCCCGAAGCGAAGGAAGAAGTCGCGTGACACGCGATCGCTGGACGGTCGGCCTCGATCCGGGAACGGAATACGTCGGCGTGTGCATCCTGAATCCGAAGGGACAGATGCACGAGATCGACGTGATCCACGCTCGCGGGTCGAGGCCGTTCCGGCTCGGCTGCATTTACGTCACGGTACTCCGCCGGCTGCGCAAGCTGCCGCGTGGGAAGATCGACGTGGCGATCGAGCACGCGCTTTTCGTCAAGAGCCAGAAGACCGCGATCATCATGGGCGAGGCGAGAGGCGCGCTTCTCGCCGCATGCGGCCGTGTCCAGGCGCGCGTCACGGATTACTTCCCGTCGCAGGCGAAGAAGGCCGTGACTGGCAAGGGCAACGCGACGAAGGAATACACCGCGACGATGGTGCGCAGGATGCTCGGGCTCGACGAAGACCCGCCACTCGACGCCGGCGATGCGGGCGCGCTGGCCCTCCACCACTTCGGGAGGCGCGCGTGAGATTCGGTAGCCTCTTCGCCACAGTGCGCGCGAAGCTGCTCAAAGCATGGGAGGACACCGATCCATGAACATCGAACGCGTTCCCCTCTCCAGCTTGCGCCAGGATCCTGCGAACGCGCGCCGGCATTCGCGCCGCAACGTCGACACGATCATGGCCAGCCTCGATCGCTTCGGCCAGCAACGCCCGATCGTCATCGACGCGGAGAACCGGATCCTCGCCGGCAACGGCACCTACCAGGCGGCGCGCGAGCTCGAGTGGACCGAGATCGACGTGACGCGCACGAAGCTCGCTGGCGACGAGGCCAGGGCTTACGCGCTCGCCGACAACCGCACCGCCGAGCTGGCCGAGTGGGATCAGGAGGAACTGCGCCTCGCGCTGCGCGATCTCGAGGGCAGGAAGTTCGATCTCGCGAAGCTCGGCTGGACCCCCGGCGAGCTCGCGCAACTCCCGCGCTGGAACCCCGCAGCCGCCGAGCCGGATCCGTCCGAGCCCGTCCTCGCCGATCCCGTCGCGAAGCTGGGCGACATCTGGAAGTGCGGCGAGCACCGGGTCATGTGCGGCGACGCAACGGACATCGTCAATGTGAGCCATCTCGCGGACGGACAGGCCCCAGCGCAAGTTGTCTTCACGGACCCGCCCTACGGCGTCGACTACCAAGGCGCCGCCGGTTCGATCAAGAACGACGCCGAGGCGGGCAACAAGCTGGTCGCGCTTCTGCGCGCGGCGTTCGCCCACGCGATGAAGATCGTGCTGCGCTCCGCCGCGTGGTACATCTGGCACGCCAGCGCCACTCGCGAGGACTGCGCCCACGCGATGAAGATCTCCGGCCTCGTCGAGCGCCAGTACCTGATCTGGGTGAAGCCGACCTTCGTCCTCGGCCACGCCGACTATCACTGGTCGCACGAGCCCTGCTTCTACGCGCACCAGGCCGGCGAGAGCCCCGACTTCTTCGGCAACCGCGCGCAGTCGACCGTCTGGCGGGTCGGGATCCGCGCACCCGACGCGCACGCCGCGGCGCTCGGCAAGGGCGTTGTTCTCAACGACGGCGAGGCATCGCAGATCCACGTCACGCGCCGGCTGCCGCGCACGAAGCTGCCGGCCTTCCGCGTGCCGAAGGGCACGTTCATCACGATCGCAGAGCACCCCGGCGACAGCACGACGTGGGAGATCAGCCGGACCGAGCAGTCCGCGCACCCGACACAGAAGCCGAGCGAACTCGCGGAGATCGCGCTCCGGAACTCCAGCCGCCCAGGCGACACCGTGCTCGATCCGTTCCTCGGCGGAGGCTGCACGCTGCTCGGTGCCGAGAAGACCGGCCGGCGCTGCCTCGGCATGGAGCTCGATCCGCGCTGGGTGGACGTTTCCGTGGTACGCTGGCAGCGGCTGACGGGGCAGCACGCGAAGAACCTCAAGCGGCCCTCGGTCCAGCTCGGTGAAGGATCCGCGTCATGATGACGGAACGGAAGCGGAGATTCGCAGCGGCCTACATGCAGCTGGCGAATGCGACCCAGGCCGCGAAACAGGCTGGCTACAGCGAGAAGTCCGCCCATGCCTGCGGTCACCGTCTCGTAAGGGATGCTGACGTGCAGGCGATCATCTCCGCGAACTGCACGAAGCGCGACGTGCGGGCAGAGCAGACGTACCAGGATCTGATCAAAGTGTCGCAGGTGGCGATCGACGAGCTCGTTCACGCGAAGGCCGGCAGCGACACCGACCGGATCGCCCGCGCGATCGAGAACGCCAGAAAGTGCCTTGAGACGGTCGGCAAAGCCGAAGGACTCTTCATCACCAAGCACGAGCACTCCGGACCGAAGGGCGTGCCGCTGCCATCCGCCGAGACGCATGTCACGATCAAGCTCGACTTGTCGAAACTCGCCGATGACGAACTCGAACTATATCGCCGGGTTGTTGAACGCCGCGCGCAAGTATCCCCAGGAGACGGCAGCGGCCATCCTGCGGGAGGAAGCGCGCCGGCATCCGGCTAACCTCGCGCAGTACGCGAGCGAAGGGCGTTGGAAGCCGTACCCGCACGTCGACCTGATCATGTCGACGCTCGAGGACGTCGCGGCCGGCAAGATCCGCCGGCTGATGATCCAGATGCCGCCGCAGCATGGGAAGTCCAGCTGCGCGTCGCAATACTTCCCGGCGTGGTGGATCGGCCGCAACCCGCACCTTCGGCTGATCCTCGCGAGCTACGAAGCCGAGTACGCGGCCAGCTGGGGCCGGAAGGTCCGCGATGTGCTCGACGAGCACGGGCAGGAACTCTTCGGCGTCTCCGTCCGGCAGGATTCGAACGCCGCGCACCGATGGGATCTCAACGGCTTCGACGGCGGCATGATGACGGCCGGCGTCGGCGGCCCGATGACCGGCAAGACCGCGCACGGCCTCCTGATCGACGACGCGATCAAGAACGCCGAGGAAGCGGCGAGCGACAGCGACCGCGAACGCAAGTACGAGTGGTACATGTCGACGGCGCTCACGCGCGTCTCCGACGGCGGATGGATCGTGATGATCGCGACGCGCTGGCACGAAGACGATCTGCCAGGACGGCTGATCCGCGACATGGATGCCGGCGGCGAGAGGTGGACGGTGCTCTCGCTGCCGGCCATCGCGGAAGAAGACGAGACGTGGCCGAACGGCTGGACGCGCGAGGTCGGGGACGCGCTGTGTCCGGAGCTCTTCTCGCTCGCGACCCTCGATGAACGCAGGGGCGCGCTCACGGACTACTTCTGGAACGCGCTCTACCAGCAACGGCCGCGTGCGCGCAAGGGCGGGCTCTTCCAGCGCGCGTGGTTCGGCGGGAAGTTCTGGCCCATCCCCGTCGGGCGTCTCCGCGCGCTGCGCTTCTGGGACAAGGCCGCCACGACGGACGGCGCCTTCACCGTCGGGCTGCGCATGTCGACTGCCAGCGACGGCTATTGGTACGTCGAGGACATCGTGCGCGGCCAGTGGACTCCAGGCGAGCGCGACCGGATCATCAAGGCAACCGCGGAGCGCGATGGGAAGCGCGTCGAGCAGGTCATGGAAGAGGAGGGCGGCTCGAGCGGCAAGACCGACACGATGCACTTCGTCAAGATGCTGGCCGGCTTCCGCGCGAGCGCCGTCCATGTCACGGGCGACAAGGAGGTCCGCGCGGGTCCAGTCGCCAGCCAGTGCGAAGTCGGGAATGTCCGGATCTGCGAGGGCATCTGGAACGAGACATTCATGCGCGAGCTCGAGTCGTTCCCGCGCTCGAAGTACAAGGATCAGGTCGACGCGCTCTCCGGGGCCTTCAACGAGATGCCGACGAGTGACGCGCGGCCGCCGCGAAGCGGAGGCACGCGGTATGATGTGGGCACGGGTCCGCCGACCGCGCTGATAGAAAACTGGAAACGCAGCCAAGGCAAAGGTAGCATCGGGCGGATCAGGCGGGACTTCGAAGGGCTCGGGCCGAAGGAGTGAGGCAGTGGCCGACAAGACGACGCGGCGATACAAGGTGAAATACCACGCCGAGCACGCAGATGCGTGTCCCTGCTGCAGGACGAAGCGCGCGTCGCCCTCGATCCCGAACTGCGAGTGCTCCGCGTCGAGCTTCGCGATGACCGTGACGTGCGGAGAGTGCGGGCACTGCCCGGCCCACTGCGCTTGCGAAGTGAAGGTCGCATGACAGATGTAATCCCGCGGATCAAGAAGACGATCGTGCTCGATCGCGATCCAGGCGTGCTCGCTCAGGTCTTCGTGAAGGCGTGCGTGGACATGGATCTTCGGCGCGTCGAGGGCGGCTACCGGCCGACCGTCGTGCAGGGCGCCGTGATGATCGGCTACCTCGACGGCGCGAAGCTCGATCCGAGCGGCCGAATCGTCCTCGATCTTGATCTCGCGGCTGAACCTTCGCTGCCGATCCTCGCATCGGTCCAAGTCACGATCGAGCCCCCGAGGATCCTCTGCGTCGAACTCGGCGCCGGCGGCGCGAAGACCGTGCTCTCTGTTCCGTGGTGCGGAGTTTAGGCGATGGGAAACTTCGGCCAGCTGACGAGCGCGAACACTGCGGGGATTCAGTACGTCTGGACCGTCGCGGCCGCCTACCGCCGCTTCGCGTGGCTGATCGATCCGGACTTCGCGACGCAGAACGAACCCGAGGCGTGGAATAAGATCCGCCGCGACGCCGACATCGCGCACGCGATTATGAAGCGGCGTCAAGCCGTGGCCGGTCTCCACTGGAACCACGAGCCCGTCGAGGACAACGACGAGGACAAGATCGCCGCGCAGCTCATGGACTTCCTCGTGGGCCGGATCCGCCGCTTCCACTTCTCGCGCTACAACTTGGCCGAGGCGATCTTCCGCGGGAGCTCGTGGGCGTTCATCGACGGCGACCGGCAGCCGCTCGTCTATCCCGGCGACCGCGTGCGGACGTGGTGGGCGCCGAACAAGCTGCGCCACGTCGACCGATTCCGCTTCCGCCTCGTGCGCGAGGACACCTACGAGGAGAACGAGATCGAGACGCGCTGGGAGTTCTTCTCGATCAAGCGGCAGGAATGGATCCCGCTCGAGCGGCCGGATCTTTTCGTGCGCCACGACTTCGAGCAGACCGAGGACACGCTCGGGTACGGCCACGGCCTCCTGCAGTCGATTTACTACTTCTGGCGCGCGAAGGAGATCGTGCTCTCGCAAGCGCTGAACGGCATCGAGCGCTTCGCGAACGGCACCGCGACGGTCGCCGTCGACGGTCTCCGCGCCGGCAGCACCGACCGGAACAACGACGAGATCGTCGACGAGTGGATCGACGAGTACACCAAGCAACGGACGCAGCACATCCTCGTCCACGACAAGCGCGACGAGGTCCGGATGCTCGACTGGCCGGCCACCGGCGCGCAGATGATCTGGGAGACCTACGACCGGCTCCAGCAGGGACTCGACCGGCTGATCCTCACGTCTACGTTGCCGACCGGCGGCGGCACGGAGAAAGGCTCCCTCGCGCGCTCGTCGACCGAGGAAGAGCAGATGGAGGCGACCTTTCAGGCGGACCGGCAGGGAATGTCCGAGACGATCGACGGCTCCGTCTCGTCGCTCGTCTGGATGCGGAACCTCGGCATCATCCGCGCGTTCTTCGCCGAGCGCGGGATGCGGATGCCGAACCGACCCCACTTCAAGATCAGCCAGCAGAAGATCAACGATCCGAAGACGAACGTGGACGTGCTCGAGCGCGCGTCGCGCATTGGCCTTCCGATGCTGCTCAAGCAAATCTATACGAAGCTCGACCTGACGCAGCCGGCGCCGGACGATGAAGTGCTGGAGCCCGCGACGCCGGCGACGCCCGGACTCAGCCCCGGCTTCGGCGATCTCTTCCGAGGCCGGCGCGTAGTGCGCTTCCGCGACATCGGGCGCACGCCCGAGCGGATGATCGACACCTCCCCGATTCCGGTCTATCTCGAGGCGACCGTGCGCGGCAAGGCCGAATACTACCGGCTGCAGGGACTCGCGACGGCCGAGGCGGTGGCGCTCGCGATGCGCGAGGCACATGACGCACAGAAGCCGCCCCCGGCGGGAGACACGAACGTCAAGGTGCTGATGCCTGACCAGCGCTTCGACATCCGACTGCCGGACGAGATCAAGATGCCGCAGCCGATCTTCCAAGTGCCGGTACCGTACGTCAACGTCGAGGCGGCGATCATGCGGCTGCCGAACATCGATCTGCAGCCGATCTTCCAAGTCCCGCAAGCGCCGCCGGCCGCGCCCGCGGTGCCGGCCGCTATCGAGTTCAAGCCGATGATCGTCATGCCGGAGCCGAAGATCGAGAAGGTCGACGTCACGGCGAACGTGGTCGCGAAGGTCGAGATGCCGAAGGCCGAGGCGAAGAAACTCGTCGTCACGCGCGACGAACATGGCAACCTTGAGAGCGCGACGATCAAGCCTGTCAGCGAATAGGAGAGCAGACGCGTGTCCGCATCGCTCATCACCAGCAGCCCGGTCGCAGTCTCGCCCGGAAGTGGCTGGGAACGCAGCGGGACGCTCATCCGCCTCATGACGAGCACGGATGACGTGGTCGTGGGTGGGATAGTTTCGCTTGGGAAATTCGGCGTGGTGAGTGATACCGCTGGCGAGAAGATCGCGGTCTTTCGTGCAGCTGTCGTTCAGACGGCAAGCGTTTTTGTTATCCAGGATTCGGCAGGAATTGACCGGTTCGAAATGTCTGCTAAGTGTCTATCGGGGAATAATACCTGCCTCGGTCTCTCCGCTGGTGATTCGATTACCACGGGAACGGCGAACGTCGCCGTGGGAGGCGGCGCGCTCGATTCGCTCACATCCGGTGATAACAACACGGCCGTCGGGTTCGGATGCATGGACAGCCTCTTGAGTGGCGGATTTAATTCGGCGCTTGGCACGTTCGCGCTCATGGCACTCTCGTCTGGTGGAAGCAACACCGGCGTCGGCTACAACGTGGGTGCGGCCCTCTCAACTGGCTCGGCGAACATCCTGCTCGGTAGGAATGCAAATGTGGACGCAGGGGCGGACTCGAATAATTTCGTGGCAGGATCAAGTGCTCAACCGATCAATAATGTCTGGTTCGGCAGGGGGATGTCCAACGCCACCCCGACCGCGTACACAATCAACGGCACTTCTGGAAACGCTGCTGGCATCACGGGAGCAAACATCCAGATAGCAGGAGGTAAGGGCGGCGCAGCCGCCGACGCGGGGGGCAACGTTACCTTCTTCACGGCTGCAGCCGGAAGCGGAACCACTCTCACGGAGCGCGTCAGGATCGCATCCTCCGGAAATGTGGGCATTGGAACGACCGATTTCGGCTCAGGAACGGGAGTCGTCGGACTGGCAAATGCGTCCGTCGTTCCGAGCGTGAATCCTGTGGGTGGTGGCGTTTTCTACCCGGAAGGGGGAGCGCTCAAATGGCGCAGTCCTGGCGGCCTGGTCACGACGATAGCGGTGAACTAGATGGCAACGAAAGTGCGAGATCTGGCGAGTGCGACCGTTCAGACGGTCGATGCGACCGTAACTTCCATCATCACCTACGCGCTGCCGGACGCAACCGTCGCGAACTTCGTGGTCAACGTCGAAGCGCGTCGCCCATCGAACGGGGACAGCCACATGTTCCAGGTCGGAGTCGGAGCCAAGCGTCACGCGGGGGGCGCGGCGGCGCTCGTCGGCGTGGGCGTTGATCTGCTGAATCAGACGGACGCGGGAGCGGCGACGTGGGTGGTGGCATTCGCCGTCTCCGGCAATAACGTCCTCGTGCGCGTCACCGGGCAGGGGTTTGTTACCATCGAGTGGATGGCGATACTCAGCGTGGATCTCTACACGCCATAGAGCGGAGACCAAATAAGTGCCCGACTTCCAAGTCAAAGACAACATCCGGATCATGTGCGAACCGATCGTCAACACGTTGGGCGTTCCTCAGACCGGCCTGACGGTTACGCTCCGCATCAAGCGGCGCAGCGATGGCTTCTATCTGGACTTCTTCGACAACACGTTCAAGGCCGCAGGATGGACCACACTCAACGTCACGATGACAGAGCTCGACGCCACGAACGCGCAGGGGATCTACTTCAGGGACTTCCCGACGGTAGCGCACGGCGTCGGTGAATTTCTGACCTGGATCGACAGCGTGGCCGCAGCTGCTGAGAACGTGCCGCAAGTCGGCATCGCGAATGTCCGAGCGGTCGAGGCGGGCGCCACGAACTATTCGCTCGACGAGGTGCTCAGGATCGTCGCCTCTGCGGCGGCTGGCAAGTCGAGCACGGGCCCTGGCGGCTTCCGTACGCGGAATCTGAACGATTCTGGGAATGTCATCGACGGGACGGCCGACGCCTCCGGCAACCGCACGGCCGTGACTTACACGCCATGAACTGGTGGGAAGCGAACTGGTGGTCCGCGCAATGGTGGTTCGCCCGGTGGTGGACCGGCGGCGAAGGCGGCGGCGACGCCGACCGGCCGGAGATCCGCGTCTCGACGCCGTTCGGTCCTGACGTCATTCAACAGGAAGTCGACCGTCGAAAGAAGCGCGCTGATGACGAGGCACTGATCGCAGCCTTCGTGCTCTCGGAGGATCGATGAAGCTGCGCGTGACGGTCGAGCAAGAGTTCGAGCGGCTCTCCGAGAAGTCCGTCCGTCTCTTCACCGAACGGATTCAGGCGATGGTGATCGCCGAGAAGTCGGGAGATCCGCGCGCCAAGCAGCGCGCAGCCTCCCAGCTGGCCGACCTGATCCGGCGGACGCAGGCGCTCGCGGATCTCTTGGGCAGGAAGAAGCTCTTCGAAGAGATGGACGTCGCGCTCGCGCGCGTTCCGCCCGGCGCGGTCGCCGCGATCTCGAGGCGCTTCGCCGCGCGCTTTGCGGCCGGCGCGGTGCCGGCGCCTGATCCCGGCGTGCCGACGCCGATTCTTCCGGATGTGCCTTTCAGCGAAGCGGTGCGAGACCTGATCCGCCGAGAGCCGCGGCTGGCCCCGAACGCGGAGCTTGTGGCCGAGGTCTACTCCCGCGTCCACGGCTTCGCACTGGCGAGATCCGCGAGCGAGAAGGTGACGGAGGCCGTCCAGCGCGTGATCACGAACATCCTCACCGAGAAGGTGCCGCCCGAGGAGATCCAGCGCGGGCTCGACCTCGATCGCGTCCGTCTCGATGGCATCGAGGCGATCCGCGATCAGGCGCTTCTCCAGCAGACCGAGCCCTTCGCGCGCAGCTACGCGGAGGTCGTCTACCGGACCAATCTCAATACCGCGTTCACGGCCGGCCGCTTCCAGCAGGCTTCCGACGAGGACGTGGCTGAGGTCATGCCGGCCTTCGAGTACGTCGCGATCGACGACGCGCTCGTGCGCCGCGGCCGACCCGAAGACAACGGCGAGAACCATCTCGCGATCGACGGAGCGATCGCCGCGACTGAATCGAAGACGTGGCAGACGTTTTCTCCCCCATCCGGGTATTCGTGCAGGTGCTCGCTTCGCCTCGTTTCCGTCTTCGAACTCAAGCGCCGCGGGATCATCACGAATCTGACCGACCCGATCCCGGAGCCGAGCGGCCTCGATCCGTCGTGGGTCCATCCGAACTTCCGTAGAGGCCGACCCGACCACGCGATATACTTTGGCATCCAGTCGAGGTGAGACGGTGGAGAAGAACGACGAGGATCTGCGCGAGGTGAAGCTGCGTCTGCCACGGACTTTCTATCAGGCGCTCAAGCAGGTGAGCTCGCGTGAAGCGCAACCGATGACGGGATGGATCAAGGGCCGCATCTGGCCGCATCTCGAAAAAGAGATCGAGAGGACCGAGATCGGAAAGCGAAAGTAACCCTCGCGAGTCCCCTTTCGAGTCCCCTCGCTGTCCCGATTTTCTCTCAAATACGATTCGACGCTTGCGAATCGCGCGCCGCCGTCGCACGATTCCAATCTGATGAGCCGACAGAACGGCGACGCGACGCATCTCGTCCGAGACTTCGGACTTGGACTTCTTCTGCAAGCGCAAGGCGCAAAGCTGCAGGAGTTCACAGACGACGAGCGTGAGTGCATCTCGAAGAGCATCGCCGAGAAAGTCAAAGAGGGCATGGATCAGGATCAGGCGGTCGCCGCCTCGATCGCGATCTGCGCGCCGTCGAAGTCGACGTCGCAGTCGAAGAACGCTGCGGCCGATGATGCCGCAGTGCCGAAGCCGGACCTGCCGGGCGGCAAGCACACGGCGCGGCAGAACCGCGACGGCACGTGGAACGTCGAGGACGTCGCGATCTTCGCGGAGCACCAGGTCGAGCTCGCCGAGCGTAACGCAGACGGCGAGATCGAGAAGAAGCAGGTGAAGATCGGCAAGGACTGGATGGTGAAGGCCGCACAGAGGGCATTCCGGCGCTTCGAAGAAGACGAGTTCCTGCCGCCGCTTCACATCCACCATCACGACATGGGCAAGGACACCGAGCGCGCCGGCTTCTTCAAGGTGAAGAGCGTCCGGCAGGAGAAGCTCGAAGGCAAGGACGTCTGGACGATCATCGCCGATCTCGTCAACGTGCCGGCGGAAGTCTACCGGCTGATCCGCCAGGGTCAGCTGCCCTACCGTTCGGTCGAGATCCTCGACATCACGAAGCCGGAGATTTCGAGCCTCGCGCTTTTGGACGACGAGGTTCCGTTCTTCCGGTTCAAGCTGCTGACGATCGGGCAAGAACTGCCGGCTGACGGCAGCGAGCTCGAGATCGGCCCGATCAACCGCTCCGCCTATCGTTCCGCGGCTCTGCGCGCCTACCAGCAGGTCGGCGCCGGCGCTCGGGTGCTCATGTACATGGGAGGTTTCGTGAAGACGAAGCAGACGGGCTACGCCGAAGACGACAAGAACGAGGACGACAAGAAGAAGCGCGACGAGAAGATGGCCGCGGACGGCGGCGATGCGATGAAGATCGCGATGGAAGCCTTCCGGGGCATCTCCCAGCTGTCGGCGCAGGCAGCCGAGAAGCTCGCGGCGATGGCCGGCGGCGCCGAGCCCGCCGATGACAAGCCGCCCGCGCCCGTCGAGGAGAAGAAGAGCGCCGCGGCGAAGCAGGAACCGAAGGACGATGAGCCGTCGCCGTCGCCGTCGAAGAAGGTCGCCCTCGAGCTCGACTACACGGCCGGAGCGACGACGATGAAGCGCGCCGGCGCGACCGAGGTCGAGAAGCTGCGCGGCGAGGTCGACGGCATGAAGTTCGAGCGCGACCTCGAGCGGAAGGTCACGAGCGTCGCACGCGAGCTCACGACCTACGGGCTCGACGAGGCGACGACGTCGAAGAAGCTCTACGAGAAGGGCAAGAAGCACGGCCTCCGCGCCATCGACGAGTACGCCGAGGGCGTCAAGGAGGCGATGGAGAGCGATAACGACGCGCCGTGGAAGGCGGAGACGCGCGCCTCGAGCGCGTCCTCGAAGTGCGCCGCGAAGTTCGCCAAGCACGGCACGAAGGCCGTCGAGCTCGCCGAGAAGTACGCCGCGGAGTACGACGAGCAGGCGGCGCGCGGCCTCAAGTTCACGTTCACGAAAGAGCAGTACATCAAGGACAACCTCGTCGCCGAGGGCATCGAGATCCCGGAGGAAGAGGAAGCGAAGAAGTAGCGCCGGCCGGCGCGAGGCGACGTTCGACAACGGACTCGAAACGAATTCCCCGAGGAGGGCTGAGAAATGGCGAACCTGACCGGACCCCGCAGGGACGAGATGCGTCCGAAGCCGACCTTGACCATCTCGATCAAGAGCGCCGTCGCGCTCTTCATCGGCGGCTATGCGTCGCTCGATCCCGTGGTCGGTCGCGCGGACAAGAACGCGGACACGGCGGGGTACCTGAACCTCGGGCGCGTGATCGAGTTTGACTCGCCGCTCCAGAGCGGAGGCACGGCCACCGGCAACGCCGGCGGGACCGTCAGGGCGATCATCGACCTCGAGGGCGGCATCGTCCGCGGCGTTCCCGTTACGGGCGCGGCGGCCGAGACGGACGTGGGCGACTTCGTCTTCCTCGCGACGGACAACCTCGCGGACCTCAAGCTCGCGGTGAACGTGAACACGAAGGCGGTCGGGATGATCGTCAAGTTCAACACCGCGACGAGCTTCGACGTGCTGCTCTTCAACACGGAGACGATGAGGGCGCTGAACTAGACGAGCGCGACGCGATCGACTGAAAGCAACCTGCGGTACAAGCCGCACGGATCAAGCAGGAGGACTAAGACATGGCACTCGCCGTACCGATCAGCGGAGAAGCGCTCGCGCGCGGCCTGCGCGGAGACTTCAAGCTCACATGGCAGCGCCGGTACAAGGGGCTCATCGACAGCCTCGGCCGGTTCATGGATCTCGCGATCGGGTCCGACAAGATCAGCGAGCTCTACGGCTACGGCGAGCCGCCGCTCTACCCGCGCCGCCGGCCGTGGGGCGACGCCGTGCAGACGAAGGGCTTCCGCTTCCGGAACTTCTCCGTCGAGAACGTCGCGTGGTCGAGCGCGGTGCAGTGGTACAAGCACCAGCGCCTCTTCGACCAGCTGAAGGATCTGCCCCGCCTCGCGCGCGAAGCCGGCGGCCACTACGCCACCCTGCCGGAGCGGGTCGGCATCCAGATCGTGACGGCCACGACGGACGGCGATCTCCTCGAGACGATCCCGAGCGCCCCGGACGGTGCCTCTCTCTACAGCGCGACGGACGGGTCGGGCGCCGCGCGATTCGGCGTGACGGGCGGAAACATCTTCGCCGGCGGCGGCGTCGCGAGCTCCGACCAGATCCGCGCGGACATCTTCAACGCCCTCGAGCGCGTCGGCAGCTTCCTCGATCCGGAAAGCCAGCCGGCGATCGATCAGGGGCTCCTCTCCGACTTCACGGTTCTCTTCCCGATCGGGCTCTGGGAAGTGATGCTGGAGGCGTTCCGCCAGACGCGCACGCTCGACGGCGGCGCGGCCGTCACGAACGTCATCCTCGAGGGCGGCCTCAAGGTGACGCTGCTCCCGAGCCCGAGGATCACGGGCGACGACTACTACGTCTTCCTCAACGGCTTCGAGCCGAAACCGATCTTCGAGCAGATCGCGCAGGCGCTCGACGAGCAGGTCCAGACCGAGGCGAACTCCGACGAGAGCCGCAAGCAGAAGGTCGAGGGCATCTACTGGGAGACGATCCGCGGCTACGGCGTGAACCTGCCTCTCGGGACCATCAAGATCACGTAGAGCACGAAAGACGGGTGAAGCGCCGGCATTTTGCCGGCGACATGGCGGAGGACAGATGGATACGGCGACGGTGGAGAAGACCAAGGAAGTCTGGTTCGGGACGCTCACGGGGTGCCCGTTCCAGAACGTGACGATCGGCACGCAGACGTTCGCGCTCTTCACGGAGAACGTCGAGCATCCGAGCGGGGCGCTCATCACGAAGCGCTCGAAGAAGCCCGGCATGGTGCTCACGATGGGCGACGACGAGATCGCGAAGATCAAGACGCTCCTCGATCGCATGAAGCTGCGGAAGAACGGCGAGAAGCGGCACACGATCATCGACCCGCAGGCGAAGACGCGCAATCCCCTCATGGGCTACCGGCCGATGGCGGGCGACCGCGATCTCGCCGAGTTCGTGTATTTCATCGAGACGTCGGAGGCGGTCGGGCTGCTGGGCGCGTCGTGGATGGCGAAGACGCCGCCGAGCTACGCCGAGATGAGGAAGGCGAAGCCAAAGCAGGGACAGAAGGACTAATCAGTCTTCACCGTCACGAACCCCGGTCCCCGGTCGCAGGATCGGGCGCCGGGGTTTTTTCTTGGAGGCCGGAATGAGCAACGTCGCGACGATCCTGAGCGGCGCAGCGCTATCGGACGCGGTCGACTGCGGGCCGTCGCAGCGTGTGACGGGGATCGTCATGCCGGCCGGCTGGGATGCGGCGTCGATGACCTTCCAAGGCTCGCTGGACGGCTCGACGTTCCAGAACCTCTTCGACGGCGCCGGCGTGGAACTCGCGCTGGCGACGCCCGCAGCTTCTCGGAATCTCGTCTTGACGGAGGCGCAGATCCTCGCGCTGAAACCGTGGAGGCAGATCAAGGTCCGTAGCGGCCCGAGCAGCCTGCCCGTCAATCAGACCGCGAACAGGCTCATCACCTTGGCGCTCTCGAGGGCATAATCGGTGGCGACTCCGACACAAGCGGAACTGATCCTGCAGCTGCAGAATCTCACGCGGCTCGCAGACGAGATGCGCCGCTACGGCGAATCGAACGCGCAGAACTTCGTGTCCAACCAGGACACGCTCGAGCAGTCGCTCGAAGGCGATCACGACGACCAGATCACGGCCGCCGTCGCGGCGAGTCGGTCTAATCTCAACGACGCGATCCTCGTGCTGGGCGACGCCTACGTCGGGCACTTCCGAGATTGGGGACGTTTCATCGTCTCTGAATTCGCGGAAGGTTCGTTCCAGCGCCTCTTCTCGGATCTCTATGACTATTTCTTCGCGAACGCGCTGACTGTCCAAGGCCGCGCGATTACGTACGGAACGCCGGTTGCCGGAGGCGGCAATGCGGGCAACGGCGAGGTGCTGCGGCTCACGAAAGACGTCAACAACTTCAACATCGAGAACGTGACCCTCGAGGCGAAGCTCATCGAATGCCGTGGCGACCAGAACACAGGATTCGAGAAAGGTAAGGAGCTTTTCCGGATCTCCGGCGCTCCTAACGGCCGCGACATCATCGAGAGTCGCGGCAGCGGTTCGCCGAACGCGGTGGAACTCCAGGCGATGCACTCGGCGTTTGCGTTGCTTCGGAATCCGAGCTTCGATCAGCTCGACGGCTCGTCGCTAACGGTGCTCACGAGCATCCCGTCGTGGGACATCACGACAGGACTCATCGCGAACTTCGTGCTGCAGGAAGGCGCTGCGAGCGTCTATCTGCCTACTCCGAACGACAACACGACCGTGCGCTCGCTGCGCGGGACGACGGCGAACTTCAAGATCCGACAGAAGCTCGTCAACATCCGCCAGGGATTGAATCAAGATCTTCCGTACTATCTCCAGATCGCGTGGAATCGCGAGCTTGGAACGCCCGGGACGGGCACGCTCGTCATACGCATGGGCACGCGATCGGCCACCGTCGCGGTTGCCGCGCAGGTGGGCTGGCAGAAGCTCAGGATCACGCTCGACAACAACTCATGGTTCCGGAACTTCGACGAGCAGGATCTCGACATCGAAATCGAATGGACCCGAACGGCCGGCGATATCTCAATCGACGACGTGATCTTCGTCGCCGCCGTGCCGCACGACGGGAGCTGGTACATCATCGTGCCGGGATCGACATCGTTTCTCGTCGATGACAAGTTCACATACAGCGACACCGGCACGATCACGACGGGCGAGATCCAACGGAACGTCGTGCTCTACACCGGGCGCTTCTTGCCGAGTGCTCTCGTTCCATCGATAGCGGATCCGTGATCGGACTTATAGATGGTTCCAAGTCAGACGCTTGCAGATCCGATAGATCGCTTGCGGCGTGACGCCGTAGCGTGCCGCGATATCTTTCAGCAAGCAGCCATGAGCACGCATCTTTCGTGCGGAAACGACTTGCGTGCGAGTCAGTACGGCCCGACCGTTGCGTTCACCCGTCCAGACCCGAAGAACTCGCGTGGCGTGTTCGGCGTTTTGCTTTCGCGTGACCCATTCCAGATTCTCGACGCGGTTGTCGCGTTTCTTGCCGTTCTTGTGATTGATTTGATGGTCCTGTGGTGCGGGACCAAGAAATGCCAGCGCGACGAGCCTATGGAGTGTCGTCGTCTTTCGATGTGGACGACGACCAAGCGTAACGGCCAAATATCCTCCGCTCACGATGGCCGGCGAGAGGATACGAATTCGCCGGATGCGTCCTTCATTCGAAATTTGATAGTGAGCATCAAAGCTGGGTATCGTCCGCCATGCTTCCACGAATCGAGTTTAGCTTAAATCGAAAGCGAATTCAATGAGTCTGCTGGACGAATTCAACGCGCGCATCCCGCTCCAGCGCAGGATCGAGCTCTCGAACGCGACGGACGCGGAGGATGCGGCCGTCCCGGACACCGCCAAGATCGGGAAGGCGATCGACGACGTGACCGGCGACTTCGTCACCTACGCGGGCGTCACGTTCGACTTCACGAACAAGGAGCACATCGCGCACGGCGTGATCGGCGTCGTGATCTACCTTGAGGCGTACAAGGGCGACTCCGTAAAGGCATGGGACAACGTGGATGACTGGCGGGCAAAGCTCGACAACCATCTGCGGCTCACCCAAGGCAATAACCGGATCGTGCCGAAGTCCTCGAGCAAGCTCACGCCGGTCGACGAGAACCCGAGTGGCACGGACATTCCGCCGCCTTTCGACATCAACAACGAATTCGAGCCGTATATCCCGGATTCCAATAACAGCGGCGAAAGAAGGCTGTTCGACTAGATGGTATCGGAGGCGATCTTTGTTGGCATGTTCGAAAACGGCGTTCCGACAGGTCTCCTGAAGGCTATCGGAGCGCTCGCCGTCTCGGAATTTCAGCAGAGTTTCCGCACGGAATCCTTCGACGGCCAGCGATGGCCGGAACGCTATCCGAATCAGAGCGAGCCTTTCCTGAGTGTCGCAGGAGCCGTCCAGGATTGGCGGGCCGGCCGCGCGAAGCCGAAGGCGAATCGCTTCCAACGCCGCCCGGTGCTGCGCGACATCGGAACGCTCTTCAACGCGATCAACTCACAGGTGGTCGGATCGTTCTCGGTCGAAGCCGGCGTCGACGCATCGATCGCCCCATATGGGGCGATCCACAACTTCGGCCTGACATCGAAGCAGACAATCACCGACGACGTGCGGAAGCGCCTCGCGAAGTGGCTGAAGTCGAAGCAGGGCAAGCTCTATCGCGACAAGGTCGGCTTTCTTTTCCAGGTCGATGAACTCGAGACGCAGGTCGTCAAGCGGCAGTTCGTCGGCGTGACGAAGCAGCTCGAGAAGGACGTCGCCGAGTTGGTCAAACTCTGGGTCGAGCAGGGCGGGAAGATCAGGAGCGCGCCTCGCGCAGGAGGCGCCGCATGACGAACCCGATCGCGAGTGAGATCCTGAACATTCCCGGCCGGCTGATCGTCGATCCGACGACGCTCGCGCTGGCATCCGCCCCGAACTTCGGAGGCACACCGATCGGGAACGCCGCCGAGATCATCCTGCGGGTCGACCATACCGACTTCGAACACCCGGCCGAGGAGTACGGCAGCGAGATCGTCGAGGTCACTCAGGGCGGCGACAACATCCTGATCGGGTGCTTTCTGCGCGGCTTCGACAAGGATGCGGTCACGAAGGTCTGGAAGGGCGCGACCGTCAGCACGCTGACCGGCAAGCCGATGATCACCTTCCCAGGAGCCGCCGGCGGGCTCGGGAGCAGCCGATCGGTCCGGCTCCTCTACGCTCCTGAGAACACTGAAGAGCATCCGGCGGTGCTGCTCTTCCGCGCGATCCCGCTTCTGGCCGAGGCGGCGCAGCTGCGCTTCAGCCGCTCGCGGTCGAACGAGTTCGGGACGCCCGCGATCTTCCGAGGGATCCGCGACACGTCCGGCCGGCTCGCACAGATAAGGCTTCTCGAGGATATGCCGCAGACGCTCCCATGAAACTACTGAAGGCGCTGTCGATGGCCGTGATCCCCGATCTCGAGGAGCACGCCGAGACGCTCAAGGCCGGCGCGAAGATGATGCTCCGCGGCGGGGTCGTGCTGTCGGCTGACGACTGGGTCGAGCTCGAGCCGGCGGAGCGCGACGCGTTCGTGGCGGCCGGCGATGAGCTCCGCGCGGAGCAGGCACTCACGGTCGCGGCAGCCGTGCTGTCGCCCGAGATTCAGTCGCAGCTCGCGATCGCAGCCGGCGTCGGCGCCGAGTTCGACCGCGGTCGTGCGTTGACGGAGCTCCAGTCGCTCATGGACAAGATCGCCGGGAAGGGAGTCGTCGCGTGAACGTTTGGCAGATGACGCGGCAGCTGCAATACATCCTCGAGGGCAAGCTCTGGCCCGGCGGGGCGTTCAAGGTCTTCAAGGTCGTGCGTATCAGCGTGGCGCCCGACGACGAGCTGCAGAACAAGGAACGCTTCCCATTCGTCGCGATCCGGCCGATGGGCGCCCAGGCCGATCCGAATCAGAGCGAAGAACCGAGGCTGCTTGTCCAGAACTACGCGATGCGCGTCTTCGTGGCGCAGGACGGCGACGACGTGGCGGAGAGCGCGATCATCGGCGCGCACCGCGCCGGCGGCGCGCTGTCCAGCCGCGGCAAGGGGCTGCTCGAGGTGGAAGAGCAGCTGATCGACGCGGTCGGTCTCGTGACGGGCGCGAACGGCGCGAAGATCCTCAACTCGCTGCGGTCGGCGGTCGACATGATCCGCGAGGACGACCGGCCGCACATCGTGCTCCGCGATTACCTCTTTGAAGCGGTGGTGGGAAATGCTCGTTTCTATCATCCAGGCACGCGGCTGGCAGCCACGGCCCCCGGTGGCGGTGTGGTCAGTCTCACATGGAAGCTCCCGCCTACTCGTTTTGATTTCGTCCGGATGCGCCTCCGTCGCGCGGTCGGATCGACGCCGCCCTCGTCACCCACGGACGGAACGGACGTGACGCTCGCGGCGCCTGCGACCGACACGTCGAAGACGGACACGCCAGGCGCAGGGACATTCTCGTACGCGCTGTTCGCGTTGTACGATGATCTGCACAACACGCCGACCGCGGAACTCACCGCCTCGGCGTCGGACACGGTTACCATCGTGGCGACGTAGATGGTCGAAGAAGCAAAGATAAGGATCACGATCGACCCTTCGGAAGCGAAGCGTCAGCTCGCGAGCAGCAAAGAACTGCGTCAGAAGGAGCAGGCGATCGACAAGAGCGTCGACCGCGCCGTGAAGAAGATGGCGGCTGCGCGGGCGCGCGAATCGGTGCCGGAAGTCCGTTCGAAGCAAGCGATGGAACGCGGCGAGCTGCGCACGCTCGAGCTCATTGCGGCCGGCCGTCTCGGGCTCGCCGCGGCCATCACGGGCCGGATCAAGCAAGCGACCGAGACGGCGATCGGCAAGGAGCGCTTCGCGGCGCTGGCGACTTCAGCAGGACGATTCGCCGTTCGCGCGGCGGCCGTCGATACCGTTCTCACGACGGGCTTCCCGCTTCTCGGAGCGCTCGTCGAAGAAGGGATCACTGCGGCAGGCAGGGACGCGAACATTCCGGGAGCCCAGAAGATCGCCGACGTCGTCGCCAACGGGCTGCGCACCATCACGGAGTTCGTTCAGACGGTGAAGGCGGAGATCAGCGGGACGCTGCGCACGGTCGCAGAAGGCGCGTCGCTCGCAAAGGGCTTCGCACTCACTGGCGCCGATTTCGGGAAACTGCCAGCACTTCTCACCTCGCTGCGATCGGTGAATGTGTACGAGGACAAGCTGGAACAGGACCTCTCCGAAGCGGCACTCGCCGAGGGCGCATCGAATCTCGGCCAGTTCATCAGAGAAGCTATCGCCGATCAGTTGACGCCGCTCTTCACGAAGTTCACACAGAGGTAGCCGATGCCCGCCGTTGCGCGCGAACTCTTCCTGACCTACGGATCGCTCGAGGTGGCATCCGTCGCGGTCGGAGGCGTCTACACGCTCAAGGCCACGCCAACCCAGCCGTCCGGCTGGATCGTGATCGGCGCGGTCATTCACATCTACGGCTCGGCGATCGGTGCGAATAATGGCGTCTTCACGGTGACCGGCGTTGCGGGGCTCGTCATCACGACGTCGAACGCTGCGAGCGTCGTCGAGGGAGTGAGCGCCGCGCGCATCGGGTTCCCCGTGGCCGGCGTCACGGACCGCATCCTCGACTCTATCGTCGGATTTACTGGCAGCTCGGAACGGGCGGTGCTCGACTTCTCATTTTCGATCCACAAGACGACAGAGGCTGCTTTCGCGACCGAGGTGCGGCTTGTCGAAAACGCCTTCGCCGTGCCGTACCAGCGGTTCGTGCTCACCCAAGGCGCAGGCACGCTCGCGTCGTACGACCCGCTCGACACCGTCAATACCGGGTTCAACACGAAGGCCACGGTCACGAAGCGCGAGGACATCGAGGTCAACACCGGCCGGTCGCGGCGGTTCTTCGTCTCGATCGAGATCGGGCTGCCTGCGGGCTTCTTCGCCTTGGCCGGCATCCGCAATCATCGCGCCGACGTGAGCTTCACGCCGAACGACCGGAAGACGATCACGCTGACCGGCGAATGCACGGCATTGACGACAGAAGGATCTGCGCGGGCGCAGTACGCCGTCGCGATCGCGCTCCTGCAGACGACGATCATCGCGCAGATCACGGGCGTCTACGAGAAGATCGACGAGTCGGTCGAGCAGGACGAGACGGACAAGGTCGTGACGTTCCGTCGCGTGCTCCAGCAGGTGCGCTCGCCCCAGTCGGGAGCCGGCGCTCCGGACGATCCAGAAGTGCAGGCCGTCGAAGTCGTCATCTCCGGCCGTAAGCCGGCACCAGGAGACACGCCGACCGCGCGGCGGCTGCGCGAGATTCAGGTACGGTACACCGCATGGGTTGACGACGGAATCGAGCCGAGCACGAAGTACACCTCTTCCGTTCGCAATTGGATCATCACCCGTGCGCTGCAGCGCTTCGGATCGGCGGCCGGCGCTCTCGTCGACGAGACAGTCGAAACCGACGAGCAGGACAACCGCCTGATCGTGAATCTCACGCTGCTCGCGCAGATCGACGCCACCGCGCGGATCCAGTTCACCGAAACGCTCACGCGCCGGACCGAGACGGGCGAGGCGCTGATCCCAGCATGGACGGGCGATCCCGACAGCTATTACCGCTTCCAGGGGCCGCGCGTCCGCTTGCGCACGCAAGTCAGCGTCGAGCGCGTGCTCGTGAGTGCCGGATCTGGCGGTGGGGCACCGGGCGGCTCTGTCGGCGGTTTCTTCACCTTCAGCGGCGGGCAGACGTTCGGAGGCAGTCAGAGCGCGAAAGCGCTGGCGGCGTCGTTCGGAATCCCACAGTCGAGCGCGCCCGGCGCAGCGTTCGAAGATCCTGCAGGCGGAGCTGCGGGCGGCGGCGGCGGCGGCGGGGCAGGGCTTGTCCACGTCCTGCTGTCAGAAGAGACGGAAGAGACGCCTATCCGTCTCGGGTCTCCATCGCACAACCTTGACGTCATCGACCGGAAGACGACGCGCGTGTGGCAGCTGATCAAGCCGATCGCTGGTGGCGGCGGAGGTCCGACCGTCGCGACAGGACCGACCGGAGGCTTCCGCACCGGCGGCGGAGCGTAGCGCATGGCCCGCAGTCCGACGTTCGTTCTGCTCGGCTCCGGATCTTCCGCTCCGATCCTCTCGACCGGCGAGCAGGGTTGGCAGCTGACGCGCGGGGTTAAGCCGTTCATGGCCGCGTTCGACATCCCGCGTTTCGCGCTCGCGGGCTTCCTCTCGAAGAGCGGGCCAGCCAATCCGCTCACCCTGCGTATGGTCGGCTCGGATGCGAAGCCGAAGGACTTCAGCCTCGTCTACCTCGTGAAGAACGAGGCCGCGCAGAATCCGCACATGGCGCGCATCGTACTCGCTGACCGGCGGTTCTGGTGGCCGTACATCCTCGTCACGAAGCGCTATAACATGAGGCGGCGCGTCGGCAGCAAACGCCGCGGCGAGTTCCAGGACGAGCTGCAGCAGGACGTGGTCCCTGAAATCCAGTACGCCGCGTACTCGCTCGACGGCGGCAAACGATGGACCGCCCGCAGGATCATCGAGGACGTCTTTACGGGCTCGGACGGCCTCATGATCCCGAAGGCGCAGTTCTCGATCGACGCGAGCGTTACGACGCTCGACGGCCTGCCGATCGACACGCTGCCGCTCAACGACGAAGGGCACATGGCCGCCGCGCGAGCGCTCGCCGCGATCCCAGGCACGGACGTCACCGTCGACGAGAACGGCGCCGTGCGCATCTACAGCGTCCTCACGACATCGGAAGCTCAGACGACCGGCACGGGCAGCATGTCCGAACATGGTTCACTCGGGCCGGAGATTATCGGCGGCGGTCACGTCGAGTTCGTGTCCAACGACGGAGCGCGCCCAAAGTTCGTCGAGGTCTTCTTCGGCATGGAGGTCGAACTACGATGCGACTTCCTCCTGACGGTCGCCGCTGGAGCGACAGTCGTCGCGGGCGACACGCCGCTCCTGATGGACAACGTCGCGCCCATGCCGGACTTTGATCTCATGGTCGCAGGAAAGCGCCAATATTTCGGCACGTACCTGCCGATCTCGCAGCTGCTCACGGCGTGGACGACGCAACTTCCGGCTGGCGCGCTCATCACGAACCTGACGACGGATATCGTCAACAAGGCGATGGTGCCCGGCGTCAACTTCTTCGCCGCGCTCGACCTTATGGGACAGCTCGACGCGGACAATGCGCGGGCGCTGTGGAGCGCGCGGATCGCAGCCCTGCGCCAGCATTTCCGGCAGACATTCCGGCTCTCCGAAATCTGGCGGGACAATATTCTCACGCTCAAGGACTACCTCGTCGCCACGATCGATATCGCGAGCGGCCAGCGAGCACCTGCGCGGGCCTTCGCCGATCACTCGTACATCCCGTCCAGGAAAGCGCTGATCAAAAAGGGCAGGCGCAATGAGGACCTCCACTTCGCCGTGAACGTGAGCGGCTATCCAGGCGACAAGGTCGAGTTCGGAAACACCCAGCCGTCGCCCGCGCACGTCAAGATCCTCGACTCCGACCAGGGCATCGTGCGCATCGAGTATCTCGTTGATCCGTTCGGCTACAAGGAGATGGTCTTGCCGGCGAAGATCCTTGGCGATATGTCGGTGCCGATTCATAGCTTCAGGAAGTCAGACGCCGACCATCCGATCGCGATGAACGCCGTCTCCGTCAAAGGCCATCGCGTGCCGCGACTCGATCCGAACCAGAGATCGGCCGTTCTTCTGACCGCAGTTCCCGCATCGCCAAATTCAAAGGCGCAGTATTACCGGATCGTGGTCACGCCCGAGGACATGCAGGGAATACTTCCGGACGGTCTCGTGAGACAGCTCGCAAACGCGAAGGGGCCAACGCGTCAGGTCTTCGTCGGCCCCGGCATCGAGACTGCCCGTATTCGGTGGCAGGAGAAGGCGCGCTCGCTGCTCTCGAGCATCTTCGGCGTCGGCGGCCGACTCGAAGACAAGTTGAACGTCGATGCGAACGGTCTGCCGACCGACAAGCCGCAGACGCCGCGCGATCTGCTGAAGCCGCATTGCGTGAACGATTCCGACCAAGACGACATCGGGGATCTCAACGCCGCGTCGCTGCCTGCGATCGCGAAAGCCGTGGCCGCTTCCATCTGGGCGCAGACGCATGGTAGAGTTCAAGGCTCCATGACGGGATCGATGCGCGACGCGCGACTTCACGGGTCGATCGAGTCGTTGCGTTACTACGTCGATCCGACCGGCGCGACCTTGGTGCAGGCGAATCTTCCGGCCGACATCTCGGCGCTCGACTTCAACGCCTTCCTGCCGGCGTCCACGCGAAACGTCATCTTCAAGATTCCGCCGGGGGCCGTGTGACGGACATCGTCGACATTTTCGCGCTGGGAATCCTGCCGCTCCAGCAGCATCGCTGGGACAAGGAGGATCTCGATCTCGATGAGCGGCACGTCCTGCAGGCGGTTCGCATCAAGGAACGCGATCTCACGGTCGAGAAGCTCGCGCACCATCAACCGATCGACGAGACGGGAGGCGACATCATCGGCAGCTTTGTCTGGTTGCCGGCGATCGAGGGCGCTCCGCCTCCGTACGGGCCAGCCATGCTCACGCGCTTCACATCTGCGTGGTCGATGGGCGGGTTCCCGAGCATCGTCTCGCGCAGGATCAGAAACCGCCTGAATCACGCGGAGGGCAATCTTCACGGCGGGGGAGGGCGCGGGGGAGGCGGAAGCGGCAACGAGTTCGCCCACGGGACTCCAGGGGCCACCTTCACGGATCCTGTCACCGGCGGCACGTTCGGCGCCACTACGGGAGGGATTCCGGGGGCGACCTTCACGGATCCGACACCGCCGACCGGCGGCATGGGCGGAGGCGGGGCGCCGGATAAGGGCGGAGGCGGCACGCCGGTCGAAACAGCCAGCCCAGGCAGCACATCCTCACCTCCGTCGGTCCTGCCGATCTTCGACGGCTCGTACGTGCCGGACTCGCGCTTCGCAACCGAGATCCCGTTCGTGCCAGGCGATGACCGCTGCTATCCGAAGCTGGCCGGCGGCGCGATCGGCATGATCGTGCCGGCCACGCGCGAAGACTTCCAAGTGCCGCTCTGGATGCACTGCGATCCGCGATTGATTGCGGTCCATGCGGACGGCGACTGGAAGATCGGGTCGATCATCGCGGATCTCAACTCGAAAGATGAAATCGATCCAGAGCGGTGCGCGCGGCTGCAGACGATCTTCCGCGTCATCAAAGATCCGTCGAGCTGCGCGAACTTTCACAACGAGAACTCAATCGCGTGGAACATCACGGAGACGGGAAGGAAGGACGGACACGGCGGCATCGTGACCGACAAGCCGTTCGGCGAAGGCGCCGCCCCGAAGAAGCCGCCCAAAGAAGCGCCTCCCGTTCCGACGAAGAGCGGCGGTGCCGGATCTGCTGGAGCCGGCCTCGGATCGAGTACGCCCGGAGCCGCGGCACCGGCCCCAGGTGTGCAGGCATTCGGGCATCGTCACAACACGAAGACTGGTGTGCATGGCGAACAGGCCGCTCCGCTCGGCGGTCCGGGAACAGACGGAGCGGGCGAGACGATGGCCGAGAGCGATCGCGTCCACGCGATGATGAGTCAGCATCAGAGCGGGCCGTTCGTGACTGGCGCGACGGACGATCAGCACAAACAAGGTGTAGATGCCGACGGGAATCCGATCAATCCCGGTCATCTGTCGACCAACTCTCTTTTCTGGCGTTCGAAGGAATTCGACGCTCCGCTTCTCTTCGAAGGCAAATTCGATTCGCCGGTCTTGCCTCCTCCTCCAGTGTTCCGCGCCGGGATCTACTGCACGCATGTCAGTCTCGAACTTTCCAATCTGTCGCACGCGACATGCAAGGGCGCGCACAAAGGCATGTGGAAATGGCGCAGCCAGCTCAATGACTACATGGTTTACGACGGCGAGCCTCCGCCTTCCGACGGTGTTCCTCCGCCGAAGGAACCGCCGGGCGTACCGACAGGCGGCGGCATACCGGGCGGAGGAGAATCTGGCGGCGGCACGTTCAGCAACGCCGGAGACTCAGGACCGATCCCAGGCTTTCCGCAAGGTCCTGGAAATCCGTTCGACCAGCCGAATCCGTTCGGTGATGGCGGGACCGCAGGAGAACCCGGCGGAGTTCCGCTGCCGCCTCAAGCTCTGCTCGCGCCTCTACCTCCGCCCCCCGTCCAAGGTCCGGTGATTCCGACCGATCCGGAAGAAACGAGTCTGCCGATCATCGCTTCGACGATGGAGCGGGCGTATCCGGCTCTCCTCGGGCGCCCGCAGTACATCGGCGAGAGATTCCTCGGATCGCAGTGGCACGATCTGCGGCACTGGAGCGCACCGACCGAGAAGACAATCCGCATCCTCGACCACTTCACGCCGATCTCGTACCGCCTCGAGGCGTTCGCGAAACAGCGCGACGACAGTTTCGTCTACACCGATCCGCCCGGGAACGCACGATACGTCGGAGGCACCGCAGACGGCGGCGGCTGCATCTTCCCCGCCGAACTCCAGATGGCCGACATCATCAACGGCGTGCTCGTCACGCCTGACGACATCGTGCCGTCGCTGACTGAACTCGGCGTCCTCGTCGGAAGCTACTTCGCGACCGGCACGCCCTCGACCCGCTTCGGGCAGATGATCAATGCGCATCGCTGGGGACGTGTCGGCGTGAATACGGTCGTGGAATCGGTCGACTCGGCGGCGGCCGTCGTCGCGATCTCCCGTTGGACATCAGGCGCAGACTATCAATTCGAGACGCAACTCGGCCAGGGCGGCGCATATGCGAGCATGATCGGATCGCTCTTCGAAAATCTAACTACCGTTGGAACGGACGCGAATCTGCTCGTCAAGACGCTTCAGACACGTACGCTTCCGGCGAACTCGCTCAACAACGTCGGGAAAGGTCTGCGCGTTCGGGCGTGGGGCACATTCGCGGCAGAAGGCAGCGCGAAAAACTTGCATCTGCTTTTCGACGCTGTAGTTCTCGCGACGAACGACATCGTCACCAATCCGAACGGTCTCAGCTGGGAACTCGAAGGGGTCATCGAAGCCACCGGCGCCGCTTCACAGACCGCAACCTTCCGTGGTAACGTGGGAGCGGTGAAGCAGGGCACGAAGGTCCAGTCTCTGGCTGGAGCGTTCGGATCGCCACACACCGTCAGCGTCACGGGGCAGAACAGCATTCCGGTTGCGAACGGCGTCGTCTGCAATGGCATGTTGATCGAGGCTATGACTTAGAGGAATCTTGAAGGAGGAATCATGTCGAAAGAGAATCCGATCCTTTCCGCGGCGAAAGACGCCGCAAACGCTCCGACTCTGACGGAGCTCGAAGTCGAATTCAACCGTCGCAAGAACATCGAAGAAAGAGTGCGACTCGCAGCGGCGCAGAAGGAGATTCTGGCCGTTTGCGAAAAACATGGCCTCGTTCTCGGAGCGCGTGCCATGCTTACGCCCGACGGACGCATCGCGACAGAAGTCATGCTGGCGCCCGCACCGAGAACGAACGGACAGGTGAACGGCGCGTAGATGTCCGTCATCACAGCGCACGCCGGGACCGACACAAGCACGCAGAAGGCGTGGCGGTTCTTCATCGTCGACACCGCTGTCGAACT